AGCATTGTCGTCGTCTTGATCTGCGAGCAATAACCGAGAATGTCCATCAGGATGTCTGCCAACTCCTCTCCAAGCACGGCATGGCTGGTGCCTGAGTCGCTGCCGACATACACGACGCTGTTGGTCACTTTCACCTTCTCGTTGCCGTTCTCCATCGTGTTCTCGCTGTCCTTCAAGGTGGTCTTCGACTTGCCGCGTTCCAACTCGATCTTTGATTTGTCCATGTGCATCGTAGATTCATCGCCGTCGCTCACCTCGATGTCAAGCGAATTGCTCTTCATGTCGAGTGTGGTCGACTTTCCGCCGTCGTCCACGACCTCGGTCTTCACCTCGTCCTTGGTATGGGTTGTTCTTCCTGAAAGCCCGTTTTCCTCGTCGACGGCCTCCGTTCTCACCTCATCCTTTGAATATGAGGTTTTGCCGTAGACACCAGTGGCCTCCAACTCGTCCACATCGGGCGAACCGTCATCGTTCAGGTTCAGTTCCTCGCGCTCCACAACGCCGACGGTCACGCTCTCGCTCGCCTCCAACTGGATGATATCCACATGCGAATACATGACCACATACTCCGTCAGCGTCACAGGATCCTTGGCTATGACCACCTCCGAATAGAGCTTAGGGACGATGAGATAGCCATTGGGGTTCGACTCCAATGCACTCAACCAAACGCCCTCATGGTAGCCTTCCTGCACGCCTTTTGAGTTTTCCTCAACATCGAGGTATTCCTGCACGTCCACCGTCTTGTTGTCGTTGACCTTTGCCACATAGCCAGCAACACGCCGTGCGCCAAACACAGTACCGCTTTCGGGGTCGGCAACGCCATGAAGTGCAATCCTTCTGATGGCATCGGCCAATCGTGTGCTACCGCCAACGCCAGGTGAACTTTTCTTGTTTGTGTCCTTATCGTTATTCATTCTCGCTGTCAAGTGCTATGCAATAAGGCAGTTTCACGGTCTGCCTGTAACCGTCCGTACCAAATTTGGTCACGACTTCTCCTGTGACATACACTCCGTTCTTCACAGACTGCCTGTCATCCTTCAAATGAATCTGCTGCCCTGTATTGATGGCAAGATCGCCAAACAAGGTCAGTGAGCCGTCCATGCCGTTCAGGTTATAGTCCTCGAAATACTCTATGGCTTCTTTCTTCAATGAATCTTTTGTGACCTGATCCTCCGACCGATAATCCACTACGGTGTATTTCTTCAAATCCACTTTCGCCACACCCTTCCCGGCTTTCTTGCCTTTCTTGCTCAACTCCGTCTCGTTGATGACCCTGTATTTTTCCGCTGCGGCGTTGGAGCCGTATTCAGGATTCAGCATCACAACAAGGTGAAGTTCCTTTCCTGCCGAGTTTGTTCCTTTTGCCCTGACAGCAAGGCACAGCGGATCCACACGCGATAGTGTCAGTCCGTTGTTCGCGACATGGTAGCCGAAGTCGATGTCAACAACCTCACGCATTCCCTCAAGTATCTTTACCACAGAATCATTCTTCGCATTGGAGAAATAAGCCTTGCCAACGGCGAGATAAGGCGTGGAGCCATCGACAACAACGAACGGATGCAACTTCTTTTTCCTCCATGAAACAAGCAACTCGTACACCGTCATATTTTTGTCCGGGCTGAACTTACCCATCTTCATCTTCGCCTGTGCCGTATTCGGATAGAGTGTCAATCCAGTTCCGTCAAGCAAATCAAACTTTCCTCCTTTTTCGAGGAAATCGTTCACTGTAAGACCGGTTGTCGCTCCGATGCGTGGGCACATCACCTTCTTCAGCATGTGTCCAAGGTCCTCGCAACGCACTTCTATCGGTTCTTCCATGCCACACTTGGTGATATAACCGTCAAAGGAATAGTTCATTGACTTTTCATACTCACGGCGCATTTCGTGGTCAGTATAGACACTCTTCTTTCCCCTAACCACCTTGGCCATAGCAGCAACCTTCGGGTCTGTCGTGTAGCCAAGTTGTATCTTGATGCGCCTGCCGACAGAGAAGTCCGTCACTTTTGCCCGTCTCGCCTCTGACCTGATTTCTTCCACGACACCGGCATCATCAACCGAAACGCTCAGTTTGCCCGTCTCTTCCTCGGCATTGATGCTGTGAACGGTCTTGCGAATCACAGAGCCTTTTGGCAGCCTCAACACCGCCGTATCAACCACTTCGCTGTACGATTCCGATATCTCCACACCCTTAACCTCCGTCAGCATATCACATTCGTCGGGAATGCTCATCAAATCGTTGGTATCAGCGTCCCATACCCTGATCATGCAGATGAGAATCTTAAAACTTGGTTGTCCTTGTACTGCTTTCATAGTTTATATGATTTGTCCAAGTAAGTCTGCCAGGCTGAAGTCAAATCCAGCCGCCCTGTTTGCCCATTTCTTGTTCAGCATGACGCTCACGACACCATCCACCCCGCTCTCTCCAATCTGATAGTTGATTAAGTCAATTGTGTCCGCATCTATTACAACATCAGTATCAGGTTCAACGGCGACACATGTGAATGAATAGGGCTGTATGTTCTTACATTCCTGAGCATCGAGCCTCCAGTCCTTTATGAGGATTCGGTCTACATTGAACTGGTCAAAAAATCTGTTGTTCACCTGCACGATGCCACCGTATTCCATGATGTTGATGAACTTCCTCACATCGTTCGTTGGATAATCGTCAAGGATCGGGGACACAATTAAACCACTCACGCTGAAATTAAGGTCGCCACCAGATACCAGTTCTTTGCGCGAAAAGTCTCGTCCTTGAACCGTTGTCATTATCAGGTTCTTTCCAGATTGCAACGAAATCCTCGGCGATAAGTCGGCAATCGCCACTATCTTGGTCGTGTACATATCCTTGTCTTCCTCAGTTCCGTCGGCATTGACTATATGTGTTGTCACTTGAAACTCCTCCTCACCCTCGTAATAGATAATCAACGATTCCGTTACCTTCCTGCCAAGACCGTCCTTCGCATAGAACTTGCTCCCTCTGGCATTCATCACTATTTCACCAAGCAACTTATCCCTTTTCAACTGCTTGTTTTCGATAATAGAAAGACGTTTCTCTCTCTCCTCCTTTCTCTTCTTCAGCAGCTTTATTTCCTTTGCACGTTGAACTGAACTGAACATGTCTTGCATAGAAATCATTTCTGCATGTGCCAATGCAATCCGCTTTGAGGTAAGAAGCACTGCACTCTGGTTCTCAGACGGCATATCAAAGTTTCTTGCGGCATACATAGTGTCTTTCACCATTGCCCGCGTGAGAAGATATGACGCTCTTTCTGCGAAATGCCACTGCACATTCTTCCAAGCGTTTTCGTTTGTGCCATAAAAATTGCTGAGTTCATCTGTAAGTAGGCTCATATAGTTTTCCTTTCTTCTGTTTTAAGCCGACAACGACCCTTCAAATGAATGGTCAAGTTTGTCAATCACCGATGGGATGAATCGCTCGTCTATAAACTGCGATAGCTGGTCTTCATCCATGTCGGTACGAAGGTTCTCGATTTGGAATGTGAATGTGTAGGTATTGTTCTTCGTCACATTGGGCTGTACCTTGATGCCGCTTTCTGCAAGTGCCAAAGCCTCATTCACAGCACGGGTCGAAGGAAGAGCCGGTTGAGGGAATATGTTTTCTCCTGTTCCGGTGTATGGATTGTATTGATAGAATGGCATATAACTGTACTGAGACTGCTCGGTGTTTTGCCCTCCTGTCTTGTACATCCATGTGTTTCTGATTGCATCCCAATCAAACATGTCATTGAAAGAAGGAAGCGACCAAGGAGTGACATTCCCAACGGATCTTCCTGGCATGAAGTTCTTAACCCCTGGAAGCGACCACAACGTGTTTTCTCCGTCTTCGTAAGTGTACACCCCCCTGTTTGCATCCCAATTGAACATGTTACCGTATGGTTTCGGCTCATTGCTGGTCGGCATGACGAAACCGCCCTCTATGCCAGAAAGGTCTACACCAAGCGTGTTTTCCCAATAGGTTCTGTTGAGCATGGGAAGGAGATATTTCTTCTGTATGTCTGAAATATTCTCGTCCTCAAATAGTTTGACTAATTGCTCAAATGCAAACCTTTGCTTTGCTCTCTTGTCAAGTTCATTCTTTCCTGGAATGTTCGCTAAATCAGAGAACTTTTCCGCAAATTCTGGAGAAAGGAAATTGTCGTAGCCTTCACCAAGATATGGGAAGATTTGATGCTGCATGTAGAAGCCCTGAACTGCTCTCTGTGCTTCTGCCTCGTCACCCGAAAGCATTCTTTGGGCGTTGGCAACAAAATCCTCTATCCTCTTTTGGAGCATCGGCTTCATCAAAGCGTAGTAGGTCGGGAACTGAAGCCATTCGGCAGGACTCATTTCTGCAATGTCCTCAAGTTTTGTCTCATCTTGTTCTCTGAATGTCTTGAATTCCCCTGCTGGCATCAGGAATTTCGTTGCAAAATCCTGTATGGATGTTTCAATGTCTTCCGGCGCTCCCAATCCAGAGTATGCACTGGCAAGCCATTTGGCAACAGGTCCTTCGCCAGACAAAAAGTCGTTGTTTTTGTCAAGTACATTCCCAATAAAGTAAAGGCCAGCATCACTGTTCAGCGACTTGTACAGATTGTCATGATATTCCGCACCACTTCCAATACCAAGAAGTTCATACCATTTCAAGTCAATTTGACTGAGTTGATCCGAGAACATTTCCTGTATCATTTTTTCCGCCTCCTGCATCTTGCCTTCTGCTGTCAAACGCGACCTCAACTCGTTCCTGTACGAACCTCCTTTCTCTCCTGTCATCCCTTCATATAATTCCTTTGCCCTTGGACTAAGGGCAACCATTCCTCCCTTCTTGTCTCTGTCAAAGTCCTCATCCTCTCCTTTCATGGCTGCATAATACTTGTTCCAAAGGGTAATGCTTCCTTTCAGTCGTTCCTGCTCATTCAGTAAATTATTTGACCTAATGGATAGCATTGCAGAAAAATAGTCTTTCTCATTGCTGATTCTCCATTGTTCCACATTCAGCTTGTTCATACTCTCATAGTAGGCATCAGCAGCTTCTTTGGCTTCTCTTGCCGCTCTCGCTTGTTTGATAAAATAAGCAGTTACAGCAGTTGCCGCCATCACAGCAGCAGCAATCCATCCCGCTCCTGGAATTGCCATTGATGACAATGCCATGCCTCCCAAAGAACCTGCTACACCTCCAATTGCACCAGCCCATTCTGATTCTGGTGCAAGGGCGTTTCCAAGATAAGAACCAGCCATAGCACCAGCCATACCAGCCCAAGCAGCATTTGCTTGCATGTGATTAGCCATTTGAACCCGTTTGTTGTAAGCCTTAAGTTCCTTGTTGTACAAGGCGTTTCTTGAAATAAGAGTTGGGTCAAACGGCATCTGTTTTGGTATTGGCAAATATTGATTAGCTGCAAGTTGTATAGGAGCCTGCGGCATTCCCTTGCCCTTCCTACCAGTAAACCAATATGCAATCAATGGGTTCATACCATTAGTAAGTCCATTAGCAGCACCATTAATTGCGGCACCGCCGATAGAAGACGAATAGGCACTATACGCAGTTGAAAATCCAAACATCCCAGGCCTCTTCTTTTGAATCCATTGGTTGTTCGCCGCTGCGTTGAAAATTGGAGAAAGCGTGTAAAGTATGGCATTTCCAAACATCTTCCCAGAACCGACAATCAATTGTATGCCTTTCAAGACAAGTTGGAACTCTAACAAGTATTTAATTAGAGGTTTGAACCTATCATACAATGCAACCACATTCTTTGTAAACCAAACCAGCATTTTCCCCAAGTCCGCCACAAGGTCAAACACCGAGCGTAGCATCTTAGTGAAATCATCGCTTTTCAGCCAAGAAATCCCCTTTTGGAGATAACCACGAATCTTACCGTCGTTCTCCTCAAACACCTTCAGTCCGCCCTCCTGGAACGCCGACTTCAACTGCGCCCACATGCCCGCTATGGTGTTCTTCTTCTGCTCTGCCAACTTGTTCGACAATCCGTCCGAGAAGAAATTCTCCTCGATGATCTTGTTCCATTTCTCCACACTGTTCATCAGCACACCGGCGCCAGATGCCGCTGTCAAACGGAACAAGCGGAACACATCGACGCCACCAAATTGCTTCCTGATGGACTCGCTCTTCTTCTCATAGTCAAAATCCGCAAGCACCTTATTGTATTCGGCACTTCCTTCCTCCAAGCCTTCAAGTTTCGGTGCAATCTCTTTTTGCAGTTCCTCGTATTTTTGCTTCGCTATCGCTGCTCTTTCGTCTTTACTATTGAGTTTGTTGAGGTCTGCGAAAATATCGTTGATTTCCCTTAAATTGCCATATTCATCAAACCTCTTTATACCCAACGACTGCCAATAAGACATCTGGTTTTTCGTCGGGTTGCGCAGGTTATTCATGATGGTACGCATCGTCGTACCGGCCATTGTAGCCTTAATACCTGCATCACCCAAAACGCCGAAAGCGGCAGCGGCTGTCTCAAACGGCACATTGGCCAAGTGCAGCATCGAACCCGCCATCTTGAACGACTCGGCCAACTCCAACAGCGTCGTGTTCGACATGGTGAAAGTGCGAGTCATCACATCGGCAGTCTTGCGCATGTCATCAGGCTTGATGCCGTAGGCCGTCATGATGTTGGTCATCACGTCAGCCGTCTGGCCAAGGTCCGTGTCGCCTATCAAGGCAATATCAGCGATGGGTCTGATTGACTTGTTGATGGCATTGATGTCGAGACCAGCCATTGCGAGGAATTTCACGGCATCTGCGACTTCAGGTGCAGTGAACTTGGTTTCAACACCAACCTCACGGACGATACGTTCCATGTCGGCGAAACTGGCATTGAAGTTACCGCCCTTATAGTTGGTCTTCAAAATGTTCATCGCCGTCTGCATGATGTTCTCATACTCCGTCGATTGGCTAAGAATGTCGCGAACGCCGGAACCGATGGCCGAAATGCCATACATCAATCCCATGCCCTTGAACATGTCGAGCATGGCCACGTTGCCCAGACGGGTCGGACCCAGCACTTGGTATTCAAGGTTCCTCGGAACAAGCGGTTGCCTGCCTTTCGGTGCCACAAGCGGTCGTGGCCCTTGCGGTTGGCTCGCACGGGTTGGGCGCGGCGCTGGTGCTGCCACTTGCGTTGTGCCGACTCTCCTGTTTGTCGCTCCACCACCTGCACTTCCGGCCACTCCGACATTAATGCCTGTCGAAAGGTTGTGAATCTTTTCAAGCTGCTTGATGACCCTATTGAGTTTGCGGCTCGCCTGGCTTGTGCTAATCTTCAACTCCAACTGCTTGTTGAAGGTGGCTGTCATTTTGTTGAACCGCTCCTCAAACTGCTTGAAGTTCTTTGTCGCGTTGGCCAGTTTGCTCGCAGCTTGCGAAAAAGTCCTTATCCCCGCAGAAGCATTGTCCTGCAAGTTGATTATATAATCTACTTGGTACTGTTCGCCCAACATTGGTTCCTGTTTTCTCAATAATAGTGTCAAAAGCCGCTTTCCGTTTGCTGAACAGCGCAAAAAGAAACCCCGCCGCATCATCCAACACGGCGGGATTCTCTCCTCAATTAAACCAAATGAAAAAGATGAGTAAACGTCATTTTCAGTTTCCGACCTTTGAGAGCGCGGCTCCGATGGCGTTGGCTTGCATCAGCGTCGCCTGCTGCGAATGCAGCCATTCGGCTTCGCATGAGAGCTCGGCAAACTGCTCGTCGTCAAGCGTCTCAATGTCGGTTCCGGGAAAGTAATGCTTGATAAGGATAAGCCTCTGGCGGAGGTAGTCGTCCTTCCTTACTTCCCGGTCTTGGATAAATTTACCAACTTACCCTGGCGCATCTTGATCAGCTCACTCAACTGACCCATCAGTCCGAACAGGAACAACGAGTCGTCGTCAATGAGGCATTTGTCGCCGTCAAGGAAGCAGTCACGCGCCAAGGCTCGCATGGCCACGGCCTGGTCTTTCTGCGACGCGGCGAGGTACTTGCTGAACTCGATGAACGAAGGCTGCTTGAAGTAGCCGATGTAAACATCCTTCTCGTCAAAGTCGGGGTCGCCCTCGACGGCAAGCGGGAAGATGCGCATTTTCGGATGGGAAGCCTTCAGCGAGGCCACCTTTTCCTCGACTTCCTTGATTCTTTCGGGCGTCAGCCCTTCAATGGTGATGGTTTCTTTCTCTTCCATAGTCTGTTTCTTTTAATGGTTCGACATGTGTAAACACTATAATAATAGGTATGCTCCCGTTTCGAGGTTTTCAAAAAAGGCAAAAAAAGATGGTGCGCCTTATTCGACGCACCATCCTTCCACATTAAAAGTTGACAGATGCTACAAAGAGCTTGTCCGATTACCCTTACGCTATGATGATATCAAGCGGGTTGAGGTCAAATTCCTTCTTGGCACCGTCATCATCCTGCTCGCTTTCAAAGCCGTCCTCGTTGAACACACATCCCTTGATGGTGATGGTTTCGGTCGTCCAAGAGCTGTTGTCGTCGCCAGGCAGGGTGCCTTGGGCACTGATGCCGGGGTTGGTGACGGGATCGGCAAAGGACACAATCAGGTCGAACTGGCCGATGTCCATCAGCGAAGGAAGTCCACCGCGAAGCTGCACTTGGGTGTTGTAGTCCATCGTGATTTTGGCTTCGCAAACCTTGTTGCCGAAGCCTCGGCTCGTGATGTTACCGCCAAGGCCGTAGTTTTTCTTCACCTCGCGCTTCTTGTTCCAACTCAAAGCGCTCACACCTTGGAGGATGGTCGGGTTGGCGTCAGTGCTGCCAGCCAGTTCAGCGGATGCGACTTGCACCATTGACCAGTTGTAGGCCACGTTGTTGATTACTATTCCTGCCATTGCTTTACTGTTGTTTTAAGGCAAAACCTTCTTCCACCCTAATCTCCTTGGCGGTGCCGATCGGAACCAAGGTGTACCATAGTTTCAGCCTGTCGTTCTGCAAAATGTTCTGGTCTGCCGGAATCTCGATGCTCCCGATGCCGCTGACCTCGTTGGCCGTGACCATCATGTTCAGCACATTGGAAACAAGATTGCGGAAGATGGTAATCTGTGTCGTCGAGAGAAGACCCGTCGCCGGATCGACCTTGATGGGCGAGTTGACATACTTCAGCAAGGCGAGACGCACGCCACGGCGCGACTTGTTGATGACGCGGTTGCGGGCGATGGTGCGGTAGTCGCCGTCAGAGCAGGTCGTGTCGCCGTTGAAGAACACATGTCCCTCATAGCCGACATAGCGGCAGAGGAAGATGTAGCCCTTGTCGTCAAGCGTGTCAATCTGCGTCGAATTGAGCGAAGCATACTTCGTCGCGTTGGTCAACACACCGTCAGTCAGCGTGCAGTCGCCAAAGCCCAGCTCAATGTCCGGGAACTGGCTCACAACGTCGTATTGCTGTACCCAGCCGATGCTCTCCGCCACATTCGCAATCGAAAGGATGCCCAACGCGGCACCGACGTTGCCAACAGGGGTCTTGCTATTCAAGGCAGCCTGCATAAGATGCACGTCGTTGTCGAGAGCCTGACCAAGCAGGACGCTGACATAGCGTTTGCTGATGATGCAAGTCGGGATCTTCGTCAGGTCAACTGATGTAATCTCAGTTGGATTGCCCTCGTTAAGAGGACCGAGAACCTTCGCTGAGTTGGCATTCAACAGGATGCTCACCGGGGCGTTGTAGTCGTTAGCGAGCGTGGTGGCAATCGCATCAAGGTCGCCAACCAGTCTCACACCATACTGTGGAGCGGTGGTGTCGGCATGTGACCAAAGGTTTTTCTCTGTCCACACACCAAACTGGTTGA